CACCATTACTCTTTTCAAGGACAATGATTCCACCACTAGACATTATAGATAAATTACCTGTACCATTATCGTAAATTACGGAATTAACCCCGTTATGGTAGATTTGTAAATCTGCTCCATTTCCGAATTTAGCAACAACATTGTCACCCATAATGAGATGACTATCTAATGCAAATCCACCGCTATTTGTGTACGCTTTTCTAGTTCCATCGTAATAGAGTGATACAGCTCCATCTGCTGCACAGACTATAGACCCTTCACCTGCTTTACCTTGAATATATACAGCGTTTCCAGCACTACCTTGAATTAAAGTATTACCTGTTGTATTTGTGAGATATGTATCCGTTCCATTATGGTAGATCTGTAAATCCGACCCTGCACCAAAGTAAGCTTTCCTACTGTCATCTAGATATAAGTCTGAACCACTAATGTGTAAATAACCTCCATCAAGGACTAAACGACCAGTTATTTGTGCTCCGACTGAAGTTGTCTCAAGCTTCTTAACGCCGTCATAATAGATTTCTACGGCTCCGTCTTTTAATGCCTTTATATAAAACTCATTTAAGCTTTGATCTTTAAGTGCATAAGAGTCTGTACCAACAACTAAATAACCAGTTGAATTATTCAGGTGGCTATTTGTTCCATCATGGTAAATCTCTAAATCTGACGAAGCACCCGCAGTAAATTTCCCGTTATCTGGAACGTTAACTAATCCTGCACTGGTAATTGTTAGTCGTGTTGTAGGTGAAGCTGCTCCATCTGCTGTCGTACCAAAAACAAGCTTACCGGGGGTATCATTTGCTCCGGGTGTTCCATTAATAAAACCAGCAATAGAAGCAGCAGTATTTGTTAAATCTGTTCCATCTGCTCCACTGAAATTAATTGTTCCTAACGCATCACCATCTTGAATAACAGTGACGCCACCAAGACCAGCAGCTCTACTCTTACCAAAGTTTAAAGTTCCTCCTTCATTAGAGGCTGAGTTACGAGTAATAGATAAACCACTAGCTGCATCTGTTCCTTCTATCTGTTGAAGAGTTGTTAGGTTTGCAATAGCTCTTGCAGAAGTAAGACCAACAAGCAATCTTTGTGAACTATCAACTCTTAAAGCTTCACTTCCTCCTGATTCTACTGAAACAGTATTAGCAGCAGGAAATCTGATCGCTGTATCTGTATCACCAGCATGAATTATTTTATCCGCAATCGTTAAATCACTTGTCGAAGTAATAGCTCCTGTTACCGCTAACGTACCAACAACACTGACTCCAGTATCAGCAGTTAATCTTGTTGTTCCTCCAGCAGCCAGAGAGACACTATTAGTAGCAAAGTAAACACCTGAATCAGTATCAGCACCCGTCAAAGCTGGTGCTGAATTTGAAGCGTCTGGCAAGACAAGAGGGTTAGTAAGAGTCCCTCCTGCAAGAGCTAAATAAGTACTATTTGAGGTGGAGCGTTCAGCCGAAGTAACCGCTGCTAATCCAGCCGGGGTAACAGACCGTGTTGTTGAGGTACCGGTTGTTGTCTCGGTATTTGTTGCGTATTCACTAATTCCGGCGACTGTTGTAGAAGCTGTTGGAGTGGTCAAACTTCCGGGGCCAGCCATCTTAACGATGGTATTATCACTAGCCCTCATGTAGATACCAAGGCTATTGATATTTGCGTTTAGTGCTAGTTCACCTACCGCCGGTAAATGCGTAGTAGTTGGAACAGAATCTTGGACGACGCTGTTTTTCAGCGTGATCTTAATAGCCATGAGGTCTAATGCTTATACAAGCGGTGGTCGCCTATATCCATAGGTGCCTCAAGTTTAGCCTACTTAACTCAGTTGAGTTAAATTAATAAGTCCCGCCAGCTATCTCAGATACGTTTTTCCATTGTCCGTCAGATGCGTATTCAAAGAACTGTCCAGCAGTAGGAGAAGCGATAGTCACGTCAGATAAATCATCTAGAGCTGAAACACTTCCGGGGCCAGATAATGTATCAACTCTCTGCCAACCTGTAGCACCAATACACATGGCCCAGTCACCTACGTCGAATGATGTCCCGCTAACAACTGAAGTTCCATTTCCCGGGGTAGTACATACAAAATAGGTTCCCGTAAGGCTTGCTGTACCTGCAGGAATGGCATTTCCTGCTGTAAATCCTGCGCTAGTTCCGAAGGTCGTTAAGTTAACAATAAGACCATTAGTTGCATTAAAAGTTCCACAAAATCTGAGGTTCTCTTCTGCTAATCGACCAAATCCAACAGAGAACCAACTGTTACCATTAAATATTCTTAACTGCCCTGTAGATTCCTGAAGCCAATAAACCCCTGTGGGCAAATTAGTAATATCAGGTTGAGCCTCTTGAATAAACGATATGGCATTGCTACCAAGCTTATCCATTGTAATTGCATCATCTGAAATCCTAGCTGTGCCAAGTTGTCCAGTTGTTATTTTACTAGCATCTAAAACAGGAATATCAACCGCTGCCAAATCAGCTCCGGCTGTAACTATTCCCTTTGCATTGACAGTAACTTTTTCATACGTTCCCGCAGCTATTCCTGAATCTGCGATTGATAAAACCCCATTACCATCAACAGCTAAAGGTGCTGACGCTGTTGGAACTTTCATCGCTCCAATTGCTGTTGTTGTAGCTATTGGTAAATCCGCAGCAGCTAAAGCAACTGTCGATGTAATTAATCCTTGAGCGTTAAATGTAATTCCAGATCTTGTCGCCGCAGTAACACTATTAGTAATTGATATTGCACCTAAGTTTGTAACTGATAAACCGCCTGCTGTTGGAACGGAAACTCCACCAATAGCAGAAGTTGTCGCCTCTGGTAAATCACTTGCAACTAAAGCAGCCGTTGATGTTATTAATCCTTCATTGTTATAAGTAATGCCATTTCGTGCTGACGCTCCGCCACTTACTGCATTATTAATACCAAGATTATCTCCTGAAACATTAATCGAACGATCTAAATTACTAGCATTTAATTTGACAGGTAATATAGTACCATCTGTTATCTTAGATCCGTCTATACCACTAGCAATTTTGACATTTGTCACGGCTGAACTAGCGATAGCTGCCGTATCCACGGCATTGTCAGCCAACTCAGTACTTGTGACGCTATTTGTACCTAACTGAGTCGATGTTATCGTCGAATCTAATAATTTAGTACCTGCAATACTTCCCGCTAATTTATCATTAGTGACCGCAGCGTTATTAATTTTAGCCGTTGTAATCGCTGAATCTTGGACAGCCGCGGTATCTACAGAACTGTCTGCTAATTCTGAACTTCCAATCGCGTTTGGTGCGATATTACCCGCTTGGATTGTATTACTTGCTATGTGACTATTTGTAATAACCGCGCTTCCAATTTCACTTGCCCCCACTGCATTTTCAGCTATCTGTGTAGCTGTTACAGAATCAGTCCCTAGCTGCGTTGAAGTCAAACTTGACGCTGTAATTTTAGCTCCCGGTATATCCCCATTCGATAGATTTAATTTTACATAAGCGATTGTCGTATCTAATAACTTACTACCTTCAATACTTCCTGCTAATTGACTATTTGTTATTGTGCCACTTAAGCTTGAAGTTGGATAATTTGTTGCATCTGTCAGATCCAGAGCTGGAGTTGCATCCGTTGATCCTAAAACCAAATTTAAGCCGCCCAGACTGATACTGGAATTAGCTAACTTCGCATTAGTTATATTTGCATCTAGAACCGAAGCGGTGACAATCGAATTAGCACTTAAGGGGTAACTAAGAGCAGTAGCCGGTATTGAAGCAGTATCAATTAAAGCTACACCACTTTGAACTAAGTCTTTAGCAGTAACTTTTTTAGTTTCACTCGCACTTAAATCCGCAACAGGGATAGGGTCTGTCGCCTGTAAACCAGATCCAGCTAATGCCGGTAACTGACTAATCTCAAGATCTGGCATAGCTCAACTCAACTTAGTAGGGTCATCATAGGTCAATTCTAGTTCGTATCCTCAAGAGTAAGCTTACTTCCGTCCTCTTGTAGAAGTAAATCTCCACTTTCTTGTAGTAGATATTCTTCCGGTGCACCACTTCTTAAGTGAAAGGGACCAGTCGTAACAAAGTCAATTTTGGTTGTAATGACTCCCTCAGACTGAACTGAGACAACAACATTAGAAACAAGGCAGTCAGCTTCATACCAGATACTATTTACATCAGTAGACCCGTTGTAGTAAACAAAAAATTGACCCAAAAAGTCAGCACCCTGCTCCATTCTTAGAATTAATTGAGCCAAGTAAGCAGGAAACTCAGGAGCGTTTGCTGTGTAATGGGGATCACAAATTAGATACTGGTGTTGCCATAAACAGTTCAAAGTACCTTGACCGGAAATTAAACCGCGATCAAATTGTGATTTAAATTCGTCACCTAAATGGGTGAGATCAATAGAGTCTCTTGAGGTTGTAATCTCGAAGTCTTTGATATTTGCCAAACAGCGATATCGTTGATTACGGGTTGTGATACGAATTTGTCTAGCTGCTGTCGGTGCAGTTAAAACTACAGCTTCAGATTGATTACCAGCGAGAGCTAGTTCAAAAGACTCAAAAAGTCGAATACCTCCAACTTCATCAACATGCAAAAACTTTCTAGTATCTGGATAGTTTTGGCCTGAAACTAGCTGAAGATTTGATCCATCAAGAGTCTCAATCACAACCTGATCTCCAGTAATTAAGGAGTTCGACTGAAAGTCAACAGAGAACCGACGCTTCGATACAGTCACATCATGCGGATTTAGCTGAGTTACAAGACCCTTGTTATTGGTATCTCGCTTTAATTCGACGAGACCGTTTGATCCAAAATAAATTGCCACAGATTAGAACGATATAGCTGAACCTGTTCCTAGTGGTGCGCCATCTACTTCAAAACTAATATCCGCAGCTAAAACCTGACCCACTGCGTTAGTCATTGCAAGACTGGTTATATAAGCGTAAACATCAAAAAATCTTCCTGCTGTTGAACCATCGTCGATAGCTAGCTTTAATCTTACGTTCGAGGCTTTAGTAGTCTTACCTGTACCTGCTGTCGCTCCCCCAGAGGGCTTAACAAACTTCTGAAGTAAAGTAGATACTCCTCCTGCACCTGTATCCGCACCAGATTCAGAGTAGTAATAGATCGAACAACTACCCGTAATACTTCGGATACCGGGGATGATTGTTCGATCTGTGTCTTCTAAAGACACCGTTTCTAGAACAGCTTGACTTGCAGTGAATGACCAAGATCTTACTTTTGCTACAGCGGTGCCACTACCATCTACAAATAACTGGCCGTCTTGTCCTGAATAAAAATTAGCCATTCGAGCGCAACTTAACTTGGTTGCTTTCTATTCTAGTCCCCATCAAGGCAAGCTACAAATTTACAAGAAACATTATTGATTCCGGGTTGTACGCTGGTTACTTTTGGAG